ATCGCCGCCTACGGCACGACTGAAGAAACCTCGCTCTCCGCCGATCCAGTGACGACTGGCCTGCAGGCGGGAACCTACACCTCGAAGTGGGGACTGTTTCAGGCGACCGGCTGCTATTGGGTGTGGGGCCGCGAACTCGGCGGTCCGTACTCCGCCGCAGCCAACACGCAATCGACTGGCAACCGAGGCCAGTTCTACGAGATGCCAAACGCCGTGGTCCTGGGCGGCAACTTCGGCGGCGGCGCGTTCTCCGGCTCGCGCGCGTCGCTCTGGGGCTACGCCGCCTCGTTCTCGGTCGGCAGCATCGGGGCGCGGGGCTGCTGTGACCGCCTGATGCACGTCTAGCTGAGCGAAAGCGAGGCGAGAGCTTGACCGACATCGCAAGGGACGACCACGTCGCCCATCAAGGGCTGGCGATTGTCGAGACCTACGAGCAATTCGTCAATTATCTCTATCCGATCCTGCAAAACGCGCCGCGCAAGCACGGCGTCGCGCGCGACATGGCGCTGCAAGCGCTGTTTTCGCAGATCGAACTGTTCTTCGCGGCGGCGAAATCTCCGCAACCGTCGCGACTCTATTCCGCCGACGCGCATCTCGCGCAACTGCGGTTCTGGCTACGCTTTATGGCCGACAGCAATCGCCGCATGCTGACGCCGCACCAACATCGAGCCGCGCTGGCGCTGCTCGCGACGGTGGGGAAGATGCTCGGCGCTTGGATCAAGACCATGAAGGGTAGGGGTTGAGTGAGGGCAAAGCCAGGCCGCGCATCGTTGCGCCGTGATCCTGGGCGGCAACTTCGGCAACGGCGCGAACTCCGGCTCGCGCGCGTCGAACTGGAACAACGCCGCCTCGAACTCGAACGGCAACATCGGGGCGCGGGGCTGCTGTGACGACCAATTGGGACTCTGCGTCGGTCATGGCCGCGCAGGTCGGCTACCTCAACGGTGGTCAGCTCACTCGACCCGCTTCGGCGAATACGTTGCGCGGTTCGGCAGAGCGGGGAGTAGGCGTTCGAAACCCGCGGCCGGCTCGCAATGGGTAAGAAGCATCGCAATCTGATCGGCCTCATCGTCGATGCCGACAACATGCGCCAGGCGCTGCAGCAGGCGGCACGCGGCAAGCGGCGTTCGGTCGGCTACCTGGAGTTCAAGGAATACGGCGAGCTCAATCTCGAGCTGCTCGCCGAAGAGATCGCCGCCGGAGCTTATCGTCCGGCCGCGCCGCATCAGTTCGTCGTTTTCGAGCCTAAGCGGCGCGTGATCTCGGCCCCGACGTTCCGCGACCGCGTCGCCCAGCACGCGCTGGTCAATGTGATTGGGCCGATCCTCGACGCCGGGCTGTTACCTCGCGCCTACGCCTGCCGCGAAGGGAAGGGGACCCACGCCGCGGTGATCGCCCTGCAGTCGGATATGCGCCGGCTCGGCGCGCCGCTCTATGCGCTGAAAACGGATTTCTCGCGGTTCTTTCCGTCGATCGACCGAGTGATCCTCAATCGGTTGATCGCCAAGAAGATCACCTGCGCTGCGACACTTGGTCTGATCGAGGCGATCACGCCGCCCGACGGTGTCGGCCTGCCGATCGGCGCGCTGACCAGTCAGATCTACGCCAACGTCTACGCCGGCAAGGTCGACCGGTTGCTGCAATGCGATCTCAAACGGCGGTTTTGGTATCGCTACATGGACGACATCGTCGTCCTCGGCCGCTCTTCGGAGCGTCTGCGCGCGGTCAAAGATCGCATCGAATCGTTTTCCCTGGCCGAGCTGGGTCTGCGGTTCAGTCATTGGGGCGTCGCGCCGATCGGTCGCGGCGTGAACTTCCTCGGCTATCGCATTTGGCCGACGCACAAACTGTTGCGCCGCCAAAGCGTTCGCCGCGCCCGGCGCCGTCTGCGCGAACTCACGGCGGCCGGCGACCCTGAAGCGCTGGCGGCGTTCCGCGCCGCCTGGCTCGGCCACGCGCAATGGGCGGACTCGCATCATCTTCTGAAGAGCCTCGGATTGGAGACGTGAACGATGGCAATTCTCAACACGCCGGCGGACCTCGCCGCGCTCAAAGGCACGCCCGACTATGCCGCGGCGCTGAAAATTCTGCTCGGTTCGACCCAGACCTGGGTCAATCAGGCTGCGGTGGGTGCTGCGCCGAATTGGCATCTCGTCACCGTCCTCTCGACGATTGAGGCGATGGGCTTCATGACGGTCGACGAGCTGCTCGCCGAATGCGCCGCCGCTGGCGTCGTCGCGCCACCGCCGCCTGCGCAGCCCGCCCCGCCGCCGCCCGCGCCGCCGACCACCGTGCAGATGTGGCAGGCGAAGGCGGCGTTGAAGGCGACCGCCTTCGTGCCGTCGCAGGCGCAAACCGCCGCCGAGGCCACGGTCGCCAACGCGACAAATCTGCTCGACGCCGCTAATGCGCTGATCGCCGCGTCGGGCAACGGGGCGCTGCAAGCGTTCTGGGAATACGCGACCGCGCTGCAATCCGACAACGCGATGATCGCCTCGCTGGGCGCGCAACTCGGCCTGTCGCCGGCGCAAATCGCGGCGCTGTTCGCCGCGGCGGCGGCGCTGTCGTTCTGATCGTCGCCTCACCGCGTCTTCATTTTCAACCCGAAGGAAACCCACCATGACCGAACCGGCCTATGGCATCATCATCAATGAAAGCTACGCCGGCCCGCTGCCGGTGCAGTCCGGCGACTTCTCGGTCATCGGCCTGCTGCTGCCCGCCGACGACGCCGATGCGGCGACGTTCCCGCTCAACAAACCGATCGCCTTCAATTCGTCCGACTCGACCTATCTCAGCAAAGCCGGCACGGGCGACTTCGCCAAGGCGCTGACGGCGATCAACAACCAGCTTGCGGTGTGGCAGAGCGCGGCGCAGATCGTCGCCGTGCTGGTCGCCCGCGGCGTCGACCGTCCGACGACGATCGCCAACCTGGTCGGCTCGCAGGCGAGCTTGACCGGCCTCTATGCCTTCCTCAATGCGGCCGCGCTGACGATGACCATCCCGCGCCTGATCGGCTCGCCCGGCTACACCGGCGACGTCGGCCTCGGCGTCACCGCGCCGACGGTCAGCGCCGCAGGCATCGGCTTTACGTCGACGCCGACGGTCGCGTTCTCGCCAGCCGGCGCGACGGCTCACGCCGTGCTCGCCGTCGCCAACGGCATCAACGACCCGGTGGTCACCCAAGGCGCGGGCTACACGCACGCGACGGTCGCGTTCGACCCGGCCGGCGCAACGGCGACGGCGGCGGTGGTCGACGACGTGATCACGGTCACGATGACCGCGCCTGGCGCCTATGAGGAAGGCGTTATGCCGACCGTGACGATCAGCGGCGACGGAACTGGCGCGACGATGAGCTTCAGCCTGTTCCAGAACTCCTCGGTCGGCTCGATCGTCATGGACAGCCCCGGCGACTACGGGGCGGGCGTCGACGTCACCGCGACGATCTCGGGTGGTGGCGGCCACGGCGCGACCATGGGCTTCACTATGGCGCCCGTGGGCAACCCGCTATGCGCGGCGCTGCCGGCGGTGCTGAAGTCGCTGTTGGCGACCGCGATCGTCGGCGCTTCCGGCGACGGCGTCGTCGCCGACACCTTCACCTGGCGCCAGACGCTGTCGTCGGATCGACTTGACCCAGCCGACGCGTGGGTCATTCCCGGCTCCGGCGTGGGCTACACCGACGGTGTCGCCGAAGCGCTCGGCGCGCAGGTCGCGGTCGACTTCCAGCACGCTGGCATCCCCGGCTGGTCGATCTCCGGCCAGCAGATCAATGGCATCGGCGGACTGAAGACTTACTACAGCTTCAGCGTCACCGACGGCGCGACGCAAGGCCAGGAACTGCTCGCCCAGCAGGTTAGCGTGATAGAGCCCGGCGCGATCGGCTCCGACACCGCAATCGCCTCGAGCGGCTACGTCTGGGCCGGCGTGTGGAACGCCTCGACCGATCCGCGCGCTTGGTTCTCCAACAAGCGGCGGATGAAAGACTACGTCAACCTGGCGCTGGTCAAGGCGATCCGGCTGCGGCTCGGCGTCGACAACGTTACGCCGAATGCGGTGGACGCCGTGCTCCGCGACATGGTGGCGATCGGCTCGTATCTGCTGTCGATGCAGATCTCGATCGGCTTCAAGGTGTCGTTTGTGCCGAGCCAGAACTCGCCCTCGCAGTTGCAGCAAGGCCAGTTCGTCGTCAGCTTCGCCAACGAGGTGCCGGCGCCGATCACCCAGGTCACCATCAACTCGAGCGACGATCCCGA